TAGTACATTCGTACTACTTCCCAACTCTACACTCCAACTAGTACATTTGTACTACTTCCCCTGCATTCCTTATACAAACTCCAGCCCTTAGACTCAATCTAACTTTGCTAGTGAGAATGAGAATGATTCTCAAGCACCCCTACCCTAGGAGCCTTTTTTGGAGATGGTGCTTCCTACTTCCTATAACACCATCCAAATTTTCCTAAAATTTTTTGAAACTACTTTCACACATCAATAATATAACTCCTCCTCCAACTCTCTCAACTCTTCATCTCTATCTGGAAACCCCATTTTACTTCCACACTCATCCACTCTACAATACATCCATACTCGCAGTAAAAGGACTCTCACCATGAATGCGCCCCTCACACCTACAGAGTTAGATGTTCATACTCATGGAGTTTCAACTCCTACTCGTGATCGTGCACTCTCACTTCTTGGTCAAGGTGTTTCCATAACTCAGACTGCTGCAGCTTGTGGAGTCTCTGAATCTGCAATCTCACAACTACTTTCTCAAGAAGATTTCAAGAGTGCAGTTGTTGAGCGCCGATTCCGGGAACTGGAGAAACACAACAAACAAGATTCAGAATATGATGAGATGGAAGCTCTGCTTACAGAGAAGTTCAAAGCTTCCATTCCTCTTATGATGCGCCCAATGGAGATTCTCAAAGGACTCCAAGTAATTAATGCACAGAAGCGGCGCGGATCGAGTGCACCAGAATCCATCACGGATAAACAAACTATTGTATCTATCCAACTTCCTAACACCATCATTAACAACTTCACTCAAACTAACATCACCACTAATGTCCACAACCAAGTGGTGAAGGTTGGTGAAAAAGATCTTACTACAATGCAATCTTCTACCCTACTCTCTAACCACAAGGCAGCAGCACAACTCAAAAATGAAGCTCCCTCTCCACAACTCCCAAGTTCCACCAAGCACAGTACACACAGTACCGGCAAACGAGACTACACAGATGTGTAATAATCCTCCTGTTGCGCGTACACAAGTGGAACGAAACAAGGCGGCTGCATTGGAAATACTACTTCGAGTATCTTCATCTCTTCAAATCAACACAGCTTCTCAAGTACACAAGACAACAATTGTAACAAGAACTGAGGAACTGTGATGAGTACAACTCATGTTGAGCCTGTTGGAGAAGTAACTGCATCTGCGCTTGAGATTCAAGAAGCTGCGAAGTCCTCACTAGACTTCCTGGCTTCTCTTGCCATGCCTGCAGTGTTTGTATTCTTGTATCCTGTAGTATTCCAAGCTGTATGGAAGTGGCTACTGGAATTCACACACCGCACTCGTGACTTCTCACAGCTCGCTCTAGGTTTGCCTCGCGGCTTCGGTAAAACAACCCTCATTAAAATCTACGTTCTCTATTGTATCCTATTCACCAAAAAGAAATTCATCCTAGTAATTTCCGCATCAGCAACTCTAGCTGAGAACATTCTCGCGGATGTGATTGATATGCTGGAAGAACCAAACATTAAAAAGGTATTTGGTGATTGGAAAGTAGGTGTAGAGAAGGATACGCAAGCAATTAAGAAATTCGGGTTCAGAGGACGTAATGTTATTCTAGCTGGTCTAGGCGCAGGAACTTCACTTCGCGGTCTTAACCTTAAGAACGAACGTCCAGATGTAATGATCTTTGAAGATGTACAGACTCGCGAATGTGCTGACTCTCAGACACAATCTGAAGCATTGATGCGTTGGATGGTAGGTACAGCTATGAAAGCTAAGTCACCTGCTGGCTGCCTCTTCATCTTTGTAGGTAACATGTATCCTACTAAGCATTCCATCCTTAAACAGCTAAAGACAAACCCTACTTGGATCAAATTCATCACTGGTGGCATTCTAGCTTCTGGTGAATCTCTCTGGGAAGAACTACAACCTCTCACTCAACTTCAAGCTGAATTCGCTAATGACCTTGCAATGGGCCATCCTGAAATCTTCTATGCAGAAGTTCTGAATGATGACTCAGCAACAGCAAATAATCTGATTGATCTATCTGCACTTCCTACATATCCAATCCAGGATGGAGATATTTCAGCAGGTAACTTTGTTGTGATTGATCCAGCAACAGATAAGGTTGGCGCGGATGCTGTATCAGTAGGTTACTTTGAAGTATTTGACACTAAACCTGTGTTGATGGAGCTTATTGAAGACAGACTCTCCCCATCAGATACCATCCGTGTAGCTCTTGAATATTGTCTCAAACACAACTGTCGCTGTGTAGCGATTGAATCAAACTCATATCAATACACACTTAAGTTCTGGTTTGAGCACACGTGCCAGCAGATGGGGATTCAAGGTATTGAAGCTGTGGAAGTATATTCAGGAACATACAGTAAGAATTCCAGAATCCTCAGTATGTTCAAATCCTATCTAGCTGGTGAGCTGTATGTACACCCTACATGCAAACCAGCAGTACATCTTCAGATGGCTCAGTTTAATCCACTGAAGCGAGATAACACTNATGGCCTTCTAGACCTTCTTACATACGCTCCAAAAGTGATTGATATGTACGGAGAGTATGTAATGTCACTCAATGTAATTCAATCTGAAGACTGGAGTAGGATTGAGATACCTGATGAACTTGCAACATCCCCATTTTAATTGGAAAATTTAGAGAACCTGGAGAAATATTATGGCTACATCAACATCATCTCCTAAGCAGCTTGATGTTCTAGAAGTTCTGGACTCTCTCAAACAGACTGATCCAGTAACTCGCTTTCTTGTTGCTTCCAGTATTATTCAACCTTCTTCAACTGGTGGCATCTCCACACAAACACTTAAAGGTTTACATGATCTTGGATTACTTCCTGGACAGAAATCTCCTGATGAAGTGAAGAAAGCAACTCCTCCTACACCTAAATACAATGAAGGAAGTAAAACTCAAATGAAAGAGTTTGAGGATGTTATGGGCGCTGGAGCTGCTGAACGCAGGCGCATCGAGCAAGAAAAGATTAAGCAAGAACTGTTTAGAAGGCACATGCGCTCTCAAGCTCCTGCACCTGCTCCCACTGCTGGATTTCCTCCAGTGCTGCTAGCACTCCTGAATTCCAAGCAAGTCTAGTTCCTTATATACTCTAATCCTAGGAATCCTACATCATGGCCATTGTAGCTAACACACCTACACTCCTCTCCAAGTCATCTCAGGAAGGTATACTTAACTTCCATAATCAAGCTGTGGAACTATCTTCCACACTATGGAACTTGCGTACAGTTCTTGAGCGTAATGATCGCACTTACATGCGAGAAGTGGACTCCACCACAGAACAGCAAAAAGCAGTAATTGCTAATGCTTATGGAGATACAACTAAGTTCCAAAACATTGTTGTTCCTGTTGTACTTCCTCAAGTGGAAGGTGCGGTAGTTTACCAATCCAGTGTATTCCTCACAGGTAATCCTATCTTTGAATCTGTTGCATCTCCTGAATACCAGGATGCAGCTATGCAACTTAATGCAGTGATTGAAGAGCAGCAGATTCGTGGTGGTTGGGTTGCACAACTGATGCAACATTTCCGCAATGGAGCAAAGCATAATCTTGCTGCTCTTGAGGTTGATTGGAAGCGAGTAGTTACAGCGGCTCTGGAAACTGATCTAGGCATCTCCAGCACACAAGCTATTCCCAAAGAAATCATCTGGGAAGGTAACGCTATTCGCAACCTAGATCTATACAATACATTCTGGGATACTAGGGTTGATCCTGTTGATGTGCCAGCTAAAGGTGAGTTTGCAGGCTTCACTGAGCTCATGTCACGTGTCGCACTTAAACAGTTCCTGAATTCCCTTCCTTACAACACCAATGTAACTGCTGCATTTGAGTCCACAGTTGGAGGTAATGGCCACACATACTACACTCCCATCCTGAATCCTAACTGCTTCAAATCCGACAAAGATATGTACGGAATTGCAGGCTCTGGAATGGATTGGGAAGCTTGGGTCACTGCATCCAAGTCAGAAGTGAAGATTGACTACAAGAACATGTATGAAGTTTCCACCATCTATGCTAGAATCATTCCTTCTGATTTTAACATCCGCGTACCTTATGCTGGAACTCCTCAAGTTTGGAAGTTCATCATTGTTAATCACAATGTAATTGTGTACTCTGAGCGTCAAACAAATGCTCATGGCCTGATTCCGATTCTGTTCTCTCAACCTAATGCAGATGGTCTTGGACACCAAACCAAATCACTTGCTGAGAACGTAGCGCCTTTTCAATCTATTGCTTCTGCAATGTGGAACTCAGTAATTGCAGCAAGACGCAGAGCAATCAGCGATCGTGGAATCTATGATCCCTCCAAGATTGATGCCAAACACATCAACTCAGATAATCCTGCAGCCAAGATCCCTGTACGGCCATCTGCTTATGGTAAGCCTGTTTCTGATTCTTACTATGCAATTCCTTTCCGTGATGACCAGTCTGGAATCTTGATGCAAGAATCTCAGTCTGTAATTCAGATGGCTAATTTAGTATCTGGTCAGAACCAAGTGCGTCAAGGTCAGTTTGTTAAAGGTAACAAGACGCGTCAGGAATTCGATACAGTTATGGGGAATGCGAACGGCAGAGATCAGTCAACATCCATGTTGTACGAATCTCAACTCTTCACTCCTCTCAAGGAAATTATCAAGCTGAATATCCTGCAATACCAGGGTGGTACCAGCATCTATAACCGTGAGCAGAATAAAGTAATTGAGATTGATCCTATCAAACTACGTAAAGCAATCACTGCTTTCAAGATGGCTGATGGTTTGCTCCCCACTGATAAACTTATTAATGGTGACACTCTTCGTCAAGCTCTTCAAGCGATCAGCACTTCTCCGCAACTTAATGCTGATTACAATGTTGGTCAAGCCTTCTCGTATCTGATGAAGACTCAGGGTGCTGATTTGCGGCCATTCGAGAAGAGTGCAGAACAGAAAGCCTATGAACAAGCATTGCAAGCTTGGCAAGGTGCAGTAGTTGAAGCTCTCAAGAATGGTGCAACCAAGGATCAACTTCCGCCTCAGCCTACTCCTGACCAATATGGTTACACACCTTCTAATCAGACAGCGCAGCCGCAAGAAGGTGGACAGGCTCAAGCAGAGCAATCAACTGCATCTACTCAACCTGGACAGCTCTAAGGAACTAAGGAAATCCAATGGCACAAGAAACATCTACCCTATTTACTAAATACATTCTTACTGATGAAGAGGAGTTAGCAGGCACAGCATTTTCAACTACGCAACGATGCTTCATGCAAAACATCATCGCTGAAGCAGCAGAAGAGAAGGTTCGCCTAACCTTTGATCCACTAAACCCTAACGCATTTATTCAACGTGAAGCTGAGTTGCAAGGAACCATTCTTACACTCCAAGCAATTCTGGCGCGTCATGATGAACTACTGCAAGCAATGTCTGTACAACCTTCAATCTCTAACACATAGGAGTGACTAACATGAGCATCCTCGATATCTTCCGTACCCAGCCTGCACAAGCAACAACACAGCAAGGAGCAGATAACAACCAAGCTCCTCAAGGTGCACAGCAGCATACTGATAACCAACCAGCTGGAACATCTAATACTCCGGCCCCTGTAGAAGCCCCACTTGACGAGTTTAAAACCCTGTGGGATACTACGCCTACTGATGGTCAACAAACTCCAGCAGGTGTATTTGGAGAAGTTGATCCTAAGAAAATTTTTGAAGCTGCTAAAGGCGCTAACTTTGCTGCAGCAATTCCTCAAGAAACTCTCCAAGCTATTGCAGCAGGCGGTGACGGTGCAGTAAAAGCCATGCAAGATGCTCTCAACAGTACTACTCAAGCTGTGTTTGCTCAGTCTACTCTTGCAACTGCTAAGTTGGTTGAGCAAGCAATTGCTAAGACACAAGCTGCAATGGAAGCACAACTTCCTGCTCTTGTTGCTAAACACTCAGCTTCTGATAGTCTCCGCAGTAAAAATCCTGCACTTTCTAACCCTGCTGCTCAACCTATCATTGCTGCAGTGCAAGCACAACTTGCAGTCAAGCATCCTAACGCAACTGCTTCTCAACTTACTGAGATGGCAGAAAAGTATCTCACCAATTTTGCTGAAGTAGTTGCTCCTAAGAAAACTACTCCTACGGACACAAACACAACAGTTCCTGGAGAAGTTAATTGGGAAGAGTTTTTTAAATCGTAGTTTCATTTCATAGTTACATTTTTAAGGAGTAATACAAATGCCCGCAATTCGTGATATCTTTAATACTAGCGGTTTCACACAGGATCACGCTAAAAAATCGTTCGCAGGTATGATCACTCGGTATATGCCGAATGGTACTGCACCTCTGTTTGGTCTTACTTCGATGGTTGGTGAAGAGACTGCTGTTAACGTGGAGCACGGTTTCTTCACTAAAACTATGCTGTTCCCGGAAGCTACCATTGCTGGCGCTAAGATTGCTGGTGATACAACTCTCACAGTTGTTGATTCCAGCCAGCTGGTTCCTGGTATGATCCTGCAAGCTTCCATCACTCGTGAAAACATGATTGTCGATAGCATCACAAATGCTACAACTATTGTTGTCACTCGTGGTGTTGGTACAGTTGCAGCTGGTGCGCTGGCTGATGCAAGTGTTCTGTATCAGGTAGGTACTGCGTTCGAAGAAGGTTCCACGCGCCCGCAAGCTATGAATGTTACTCCGGTTCGTGTTACTAACCTGACACAAATCTTCCGTAACACCTGGGCTCTGACTGATACTGCTCGCGCTGTTCAAGTTATTGCTGGTGAGACTAACGTTGCTGAATCTCGTATGGACTGCGCAGCTTTCCACGCAGCTGATATCGAGAAAGCACTGTTCTTCGGTCAGAAGTCTAGCGGTACTCGCAATGGTAAGCCGTTCCGTACAATGGAAGGTCTGATTGCTGCGATCAACAATGCTGCTTACTATCCCAACATCTACGCAGGTGTGCCGAACGTTAGCACTGCTGGTAGTACAACAACATTCGCTCAGCTGGAAGGTTATCTTGACCCGGTGTTTAACCAGAATACTGATCCCAAGATTGCTAATGAGCGTGTGCTGTTTGTTGGTGGTACTGCTCGTAAGGTTATCAATGGCATTGGTCGTCTGTATGGTGATTACGATATTGTTGATGGTCAAACTAACTTCGGTCTGCAGTTCCAAACCTTCAAAACTGCTCGTGGTACCTTCCGCATGATTGAGCATCCGCTGTTCAACACTAACGTTAACTGGAGCAAGATGGCTGTTGCTGTTGATCTGTCCACGTTCAAACTTGCATACCTTGGTAACCGCAAAACTCAGTCCAAAGAGTTCAACATGGATGGTACTGCTGTTGACAACGGTATTGACGCAGTTGGCGGTACTCTGACCACAGAACTTACCTGCTGTGTTAAGAACGCTCCTGCTAATGCTGTCATCTACAACCTGACTGCTGCTGCTTAATCTAAAGTAATTGTAGTTTCCTCCCTTGGAAGGTATGAGATAACATCAAGTACCTTCCATTTTTTCTCCCTGTTGTACTCTATTACCTTAAGGAACTATCATGGCTCTCGCTAAAGTCTTTAAAAACCGTGTCGCTAACTGCAAAGTGTTTACCCCTGAAGGTCGTCAAATTACATTTGTCAATCACAAACACATTACCACAATCGAGAAAGATATTAAGTATCTGACTGAGCTTGTTGAAGAAGGTGATGCCTATGTGTACATTGATCAGAATGAAGTTGAAGTTGATACTGAGGATCTGTCTCCTGAAGGTCAAATTCGCAAACTGAAGCGTGAAGCAGTTGAAGAATATCTTGCTCAGCAAGCACGTGCAGCTCAGCATGAATCCACATCTGTTCAAGGTCAATTGAATCCTGGCACAACCAAGACAATTTCTCCTGTGATGATGGAATCTTCCAGCACATCAGAAGCTGCTTCTATTGCACCTGCTACGCCTGCTACGCCTGCTGCAACTAAAAGTGAAGGTGTAGAAAGTCTCAGCACCTGCTGCGCCAGCAAAATCTGAGTAAATCAATTTAAAGGTAACATACCATGAACGCAGCTTTCACAACTTTACTTGGTGAAGTTTATACAATTACAAACAGGCCTGATCTTGAGGCAGAAACTTCTATGGCTGTGAGAGCTGCAACTCTTAAGCTGCATCATATCGACTTCTTCCCTCGTGATCTAGTTGAACAGCATGTTGTGTTTAATGCAGCTGATTACTTCCAAGTTCTTGCATATAAAGATCTCTTTGCTCGTTTCCGCGCACTTAGTTATGCACGTAAATACGAGAATGGGGATGCTACACAATTTCTCAAGGTGATTACTCCTACTGATCTATTCGATGGCTATGGATACACCAGAGAAAATGTGTGTTATCTTGCAGGAGAAGTAATTCAGATTAGATCTCATACCGAGATATCTGAATTACTTGTAGGTTATTACCAGAATCCTCTTACAGTTCCAGATGATTATTCATCTTGGATTAATGATCTGTATCCTTTTGCAATCATCACTGAAGCTGCAGCAGCGGTATTCAAAATGATTGGCAAGGATGAAGAAAATTCGCTGTATCGGCAGATGGCTGCTGAGCATGCACAGATCGTACGTAACTCCAATATTACTGCGGAGGCCTTCTAAATGCTAGATTGGATCAATAATTTATCCGTTGATTGGGTACATATTATGCCATTCGCGTGTGTTGTAGTAGGAAAGCCAGTGCCAGAAAATCGTCCAGCCTTAACAAGATTGATTGAGCAAAGTTTTGTAGGTATAGTTGCTGCAGCCATTGGAACATATACAACTATTCAAGTCATGCAAAAAGATATTGATCGACTTAAAGAAGATCAAATCAAACAAGAGGCTACAGCAGCAAAAGCTATAGCAGAATCCGAGGCGCGCGTAACATCCCAGATTACTGAAATTCGACGCATCATGCTAGAATCTGCGGCTAGGTCTAAGTGATTAGGTAAACTCAAATGGCTCAACAACAGTATCGTGCAAACTTACTTTCCGCAGATTTCCCATTTCTCTCTGAGAATCATGGGCGCACTGTGATTGTTGGTCAAATTGATCAAGCCACTCATGCAGCAGCTAATCCAGCAGATCGCGATAAGACTTCTAACGCAGGTATTCCACAACTCTATTACTGTCACAATGTAGTTCCCACTCAGCAAGGCTTGCAATCTGTAGGATTTGAAACATTGACTACTGGCCTAGATGCCGAGACTTCTTTTGTAGATGTGCTCCCTCTTAGAGATTCTCTGGATCGTAAAGCATATCTTGGTTATACATCTGATGGGCGCTTTTATATTACAACAACGCCATTCAGTACTTGGACACTTAAGCTTACTCATGCACCTGCTGCTGGTAAGCTGGTTACGCGCGCATACACTCAAGGTGTAACTTACATCTACATTGCGAATGTAGGATGTTACAAGTATGACTTTGATACAAATGCTCTTGTAAGTGTGACTCTCACTGGCCTCACTGCAGCTAATATTCTTGGAGTAACATCACTCTCTGGCTATCTTGTAGCATGGACTTCTGATGCTGTAGCTTGGAGTGCAATTGCTGATCCTACAGATTTCGTACCTTCTCTCTCGACAGGTGCAGGTGGCGGTTCAGTTGAAGGTGCAGCTGGCGCACTTCTTGTGATGGCTGCAGCTAACATTGGCATTCTTGCATACACAACAGGTAATGTACTATCCGCAAACTACACAGGTAACAGTCAATATCCATTCATTTTTAGAGCACTTCCATCTTCTGGAGGACTTAAAAATGCCCATCACGCTGACTATGATTCACTATCAGGACAGCAATATGCTTACACTACTTCAGGTCTGCAGTTGTGTGATGTTCAACGTGCTCAGATGGTTCTGCCAGCAGTCACAGACTTCATTTCTGGTGGAGAGTTTGAAGATATAAATTCTACAACTGGAGCTATCACTAAAGAAACTCTCAGTACCGCAATGGTTAAGCAACTCAAAATGGTTGCTAATCGCTATCTAATCATCTCTTATGGCAAGACTTCACTGACTCACGCACTTCTGCTTGATACTCAACTTAAGCGTTTTGGTAAGTTTAAGATTAACCATGTGTCTGTGGTTGACTTGCTTCTTGGCGAAGAGACTGAAGATGTAGCTAAGAACAGTATTGGTTTTGTGCAAGCTGACGGCTCTATCAAGGTAGTAGATTACAACTCTCAAGTGGATGCTACAGATGCAGTAGCCATTCTCGGTAAGTACCAATTTGTGCGCAGTAGGAAGCTTCAACTAAATGAGATTGAATTCGAAAACATTGAAGCTGATGATACATTTACTGTGCGTGTTATGACTTCTCAGGATGGTAAGAATACTACACTATCTGCTGCACTTACTCCTATTGATGCTTCTACACTTCTTCGTACATATCCTTGCCGCATCACAGGTTTGAATCATTCTTTATTTCTGACAGGTAACTTCCGGCTCAACTCACTGCTACTTAACTTTACTGTGCACGGAAGGCGCTAGAGAAGGAATCATACACCATGTCTGTAACTCAAAACTATGCTCTCAACCTTGGTCTAAATGAAGTACCTGATGATTCTCTTGACCCTGAAGTGTGGGCAGAGTTTCAGAAGGTGTTTCAGGCTATGAAGAATCTGGCTGATTCAATGGATTCAGGAGCTAATCCTGCTGTAGCAGCTTCTCCTGGCTCCCAGATTCGTACGCAGAATTACTCAATCATGTGGCGCACATCATCTACTTTCCTACCTGCTGGAAGTGTAGTGATGTTTGATCAAGGTTTAGCAGTTCTTGCTGGTACTTCCAAACCGTATCCTGATGCAATTACTGAGTCAGATGTTCCTGCTGGAACTCCTATGCCATTCATCTTATTTGGTGCTGTGTGGTATCCGCCGGGCGGACTTACTCCTGGAACAAGATACTATGTAAACAATGCATCTCCTGGAACTCTTTCATCTTCTTCTGGTGCAGGTAAGTTTGTAGGTCAAGCTCTTGCTGCTGATGTACTTTTCTTTGATCCTCAAAGATTCTAAGGAACTGAGATGGGACTTGAAGATACTTCAGCTTTGGAGGCAATGACTCGCGCACTTAATAGTGCACCTAATGCACAGATTGATCCTAAGATTTGGACTGAATTAAGCAGAATACACAGTGCTCTCAAAGAGATGGCATTTGTAACTGACTTGGTTAACAACCCTCCGGGCGGTGATTATGGAGGAGTTCCTGTCCACAACTATCTACAAGAACAAACTAGAATTACAGCACGAGCTACTTATAATATTCTTGCTGGAACACCTGTACGTCTTGAATACAGTGATGGTGAACTTAAGGCCTTTCTTTGTTACTATGGATCATCTCCCACTATTTTCACGCGTTGTGATGCTGCAGCTGAGCATGACGTAGCTAACGGAGCACTTGGAGAATTTGTACTTAGAGGTACAATTGTAGGATACAATGTACAATCTGTAACATCAGNAGCTCTCAACACCTATCACAGTCGAGTGTATGCTAGAGGTATTAGCGGTTCATCCAACTTTACTTGCTCCTGGGGATCAGGTGATAGAGATTTAGCAGTTGCTGGAGTATTCTTACATGCTTATGCAGTAGATACACTCAGTACAATTCTCATGTATTTCAATCCTGAAAGGACTTGGCTAGATAAGCCGTTTACATTATGAAACTTTCCGAACACTTTACACTTCAAGAAGCTACATACTCCCGCACTGCTCAACGTCTAGGAATTTCTAACAATCCGGCGCCTCATGAAATTGAGACAATGAAGAAAGCTGCTGTAGGAATGGAGAGAGTGAGAGCATTGTTAGGTAATCTCCCAATTACCGTCAATTCTTGGTACAGAGGTCACTCATTGAACTTAGCTATTGGAGGCAAGGAAACTTCTCAGCATCGCAAAGGTGAAGCTATTGATTTTGTGTGTTTCAAGTATGGATCACCTGAAGAAATCTGTAAACTTATTGCAGCACACGCTGATCTAATTCGTTTCGATCAACTCATTCTTGAACCTGGTTGGGTTCATATTTCATTTGCGATTGTCAGTCGTACAACTCCTCGTAAACAGGTTCTCACAATAACCCCCTCTGGGAAAGTTTTACCTGGAATTGTATCATAACTGCAATCATTACTAGGGGCACATCATGGCAACTACCGGACAAGCGGTTCCCGCTACTAACTTCCTTGCCTCTCTGCTTCCGCAGAAAGCTGGAACAGAAACAACTACAAGCACTGAACAGACTAATCTGACTCCTGAAGCGATTGATGAAATCATTCGTAACATGATGGAGAGTGATTCAGGGCTTGCTGCCATTCTACAGAATCAAGCAGGTAAGGGGCTGTATAACTCTACAACCGCTCAGCTGCTTGCTAATGATCTTGCTGCACGAGTTGCAGGTAAAGCTGCACTTGCGAGCGCGCCCACCACCAGAACACAATCTACCAAGTCTACAATGGCCGGTAAAGGCGGTGGAGTTGATCCTAAGTATGCTCTTGGCCTCAAACTGCTTGAAGGTCTTACATCTAAATTCTTTGGTCAACAGCCTATGGTTGGAGGTCAGAACCAAGCTAATGCTGGATTCCAAGGTATGTTGGATCAATTGCTTGGTAGAAAGAAAGGTGCAGGTACTCAAGATAGCTTCTCTGGGGGAGGCTTCAATCCTGTTGAATCTGCTATGATGGATAGCTTCTTTGCATCTTCTCCGCTTGGTTTTACTGGCGGTGGCGGTGTTGGCTCTTTTGGTAACTTCCAATCTACACCAATGATGGACTTCGGATTTGGTGGGAGTGGAGGTGGTTTTGGTTCTGGTGGATTCGATAACTTCTCTTTTGGTCTAGGTGGCGGAGGTTACAGTTATGATCCTTTCAGCCTTACTGCTGGAGGTAACTTCAGTCTTGGTAACTCTTTCATGTCTCCCACTTCTAGCTTTGCTAATGACTTTGCATCAGGTATGATGGGCGGCGGTTTCTCTGGCTCTTCTAACTCCTTCAATTGGGGACCTGTAGATTACGGATTTGGTGGCGGTTTCTCTAGCTCTTGGCTCTAAGGAGTATTATAATGCCTGATCAAAACTTGCTACTTGATGCACTTAACTCTTCTGCACTTGCACAGAATGCTGCAAAGAAGCAAGAGGATACACTCACTCGTATTCTTTCCAGTATGGGATTGCTGAATGAGCAGTCTCAAGAGACTATCACACGTGCAAGTGAGGCAGCATCTACTGTTGAGCAACAAGCACTTCTTGGAGCGCAACAGGCGCAGGAAGCTGCCCAACAGTTTGCGCGTGAGGCAGGAAGTGATATTAGGTCACCTGAAAACATTTTGATTTCTCTGGGCCAGGAACTAAGAGCCAATCTTACACGCGCACAACAGGCGCGCCAGAACATTGACACCAAGCAATCCATCAATATCATTGACAATCCTCTTGCTTGGCTGCATGGACAGATGACAATTGGTCAGGATCAACAAGTGTATACTGGCTCGATGCAATCTGCTGAAGGTATTTCCCAGAACATCAGCACACTGACTGCTGCAACAGATCAAGTTGGCAGAACTCAGGCAGCTCTTGCAACTAAGATTACTGATGCGACTCGTGCAGCCGCTGCTGAAGCTCGCCGCCTAGAAGCTGAACAGTCTAAGCAAGCTGCACTTAGGAATCATCTCAAAGAAGAGATGGTTATTGCTGGAGCTATCCAAGGTGCAAGTTCTGCGCAGAGTATGGAAGTGCAGAGACAGCTTGGAATTGTTACTTCTGAAGAGCAGCGTGCTATGGAGCAAGAGCGATTTGCTATGTACAAGCAGCAGTTTGCTTGGGAACAGCAGTCGAAAGAACTCTCTCGCAGGAGTAAGAAGGATCAAGACTCTGTTAAAGAGCAGCTGTTGATGCAGTACAACATTGGCGCACGCGTACTTGGATTGCCTGAAGAAACAAATATGGATCTAGTCCTTGCGCGCGCTGAACTTGGTGGAACTGATGCAACTCGTGTAAGTGCAGCTATGGAAGCTGGAGGTAACACTCTTGCTGCTGGAGGCTCTGCCAGAGTAGCTGCTTCTCCTGCTGCTGCAGCTAATATGATTGCTAAGGGTGTGTATGTACGCTCTGCTGATCCTGGCTTTGATCCAATGAAACAGTATCTTCGTGATACTGCTGCTGCTAAAGCTGCTCTTGGTGCTAAGCCGGAAGAGACTGCTGGATACATCAATGCTCAGGTTAAGGTAGATGCTGAGAACTTCAAGAAGAATGCTGTAGCTACTGGCTCCTTCTACGCTCCTCCCCCACTGCAATCTATTATCAATACTGAGAGTGTTAAGAGGACTGCACTGTACCAGAAAGTGCTAGCTACTTCTGGTAAAGATCTCACTACTGCTGCTCCTACTCCGATAGTGAATCTTGCTTTTGAAGCTGCTAAGCAAGGAGTCATTAGTTATGAAGAAGCTGCTAAAGGTTTGAATGAGCTGTATGGTAAAGCTGCTGAAATTAATAACTCACAGAAACGATTTACTCAGATTGGTGTACCTGCGCAAACTTCATTCAATGTAGAGATTGTTGGTATCAATGCAAATCTGATGGATTACTCTTCTACTCTTCGCCTGCTTGCTGTTAAGCGTGCTAGAGAGACTGTTGGCTTAGGGCTCGCTAGTATGATTGATACAGCTGTAGGTAAGCGAGTTGTCCCTGATGAGACTGGTTACTACAAGTCCAAATAACCTGAAGGAACTGTAATGGCATTTAAGATTGAATCATTTGATGGTGGTGCTGCAGCAGGTTCAGCAGAAGAAGCTTCTCCGTTCCTGATTGCAGGGGATGTGCACAATCTAGCAAACAACTCCCAGTCGTTCTGGGATGACCCTATTGGAGAGCTTAGTGGTATTCCTAAATTTATTGGACTTGGAATTGCTTCTGGAATCAACCAAGTTTACAACATTGCTCCTACCATTGGTAATTGGTTTGGAGGCAACTTTACGCAGAATAAACTTGCAGACACTCTTGCAAACTTTGACTCTGATCTTGCACAGTACTATCAGGAACGTCAAGAAGGTATTGATGTTATGGGCTTTGTGCTCTCCAGTCTTGTACCAGGTACTGCTGGCATCAAGGTACTTCGTGCTGGGCAAGTTGCACTGAGTAGTGCAATCGAGACAGGAGTTGTTGGTGGCAATCTTGCTAAAGCAACTGGATTGCTTACACCTTCTTCGACTAAGCATGTACTCAATGCTACAGAGCAACTCATCAAGAACTCTTCTCCGTTTAAACTACAGAATCAAGCTGTTTTGCGTGCACTTGGATCAGGTGCTGGCCAGTCTGTGCTTGAAGGCGCAGCTTATGAAGTTGCAGTAGCTGCAACAATGTACAATTCTCCTGTACTTGAGAATCAAGATTTGGGAGATATGGTAAGTAACATGATGTGGGGTGCAGGTCTTGCTGGTGTAATTGGTGGCGCACTTACAGGCGCTCGCAGTATTGGTCAAATTAAGCAAGGGCTCAAAGCTTTTGACAGTGAAGCTTCTCCATGGACTCATATCGAACAAGCACGTGAAGGTTCCAGTGTTTCTGAGCGTCTCATGATTCTTAATGAGCAGCGCTTCAGCCTGCCTTCTGTTATTCCTGGCGCGCAAAATGAAGAGAAGTTGCGCCAGCTTGCTAAGACCAAGAAAGAAAAACTTGAAGGTATGATTCGCGGAGAATTTCAAGCTCTTGTAGGTAACGATACAGCTGTTGCTGATCTTATGTACAGGAATTATCTGAGCCAAGATTATGACTCTGCTGTTAAATCTCTGTGGGAAGTGAAAGAGATCACACGCCTTGCTGCTAAAGGTGAAGGTGAAAAACTGTTCACTAAGTTGTTTGGTTCTAAGAACAAACCTACACTTAAGCCTGGAGTTTCTTTGCAGCAAGCTGAGGAATTGCTGGACTATTCCGAATCATATTTGATTACACGTGGAGCTACTGCAGGCAAAGTACAACCTGAAGCTCCTGTGCTCACACATCTTGCTGATACAGTTAAGAAGAATGTTGCCATTGAATTGAGTCAGCAAGGTGTTAGAGTAGGTAACATTCTCAATAAGATTCGTGCCGAGAAACCTCTTGATGTAACTACTGCTTCTCATCTTGACGTGGAGATGCGAACAGCTTGGGCACGCCAATACTTTCATCCCAAGGATGATACCATTATTGATGTAAAAGATATTCCTCTACTGGACGCTGCCTATCAAAAGGTAGCCAATGAAGGTGCTCCTATTCCTCTACTTAAGATGGGAGATATTACATTCAAGCCTGCGACTGCAGAAGAGTTTCTTCAAACACTTGCAACAATTAAGATTGATACTGCTCAAGAAATTCTTAAAAAGCGTAAACTTCCTTCTGATGTAATCGCTAAGATGGTTAACGTGAAGCCTGACTATCTGGCAGGTAAGCGTGCAACAACTGTAGCTGAGGATGTGTTTGCTGATCTGGATGAACTGGCTGCATTCAATAAGTTGCAAGGTACTTCTAAGCAACATCTTCTTGATGTGCCTTCTGTTCTCAAACTTACTTATAAGAAACAGCATGTAGAGAGTGAGAATGGTTTCTGGCTTGAGGGTATGGAAGCAATTCAACGTCAGCAACGTATCTATCAAGACTCTGCTGATCGTACAGTTGCAGCTGTACTTGGTGCAGATGCAGAGAAGTTGATTCCAATCACAATGGAGGAGTTGAATAAAGCTAACTCTCTCGGCGCTGGAGCTACATTCATTACCTTTGCTTCTGGTAACTATGGAACTCTTGGCTCCAAGTTTGAGTATCTTGGCAAGGTGACAACAGATATCATCACTGCGCGTAAGGCAGCAACACGAGAAGTTCTTGAGCCTTTGTTGTATAAGCTTCAGAACAATCAAGAAGCGGCTCTTGAGTGGAGCACACTTATGCAAGCTGTTCGCGGCTCTCAACATCGCTTTAAGCTAAGTGAAGCTGGTGATGAATTAGTTCTGGCTGATGACACTCTTGCTAAGAAATTGTTTGAAGCTGGGGAGGAAGTACCTTCTATTCCTCTAAAGAGTCCTATTGTGCAGGACTTGGCGCGTGCTCATGTGGAACTTAATGGTACACGTGTCGGTAACTTGAACACTGTGCGTGCCTCCCAAGGTTTGCGTAGTAACATGGATCCGAACACGTTCTATGCTCCTGCTCCTGATCCAAAGGATTACCCTTTCTTTGCATTTGTAATTGATCCAACAGTTACAGGTACAGGTCATAGCAAGATGCTGTATGCAGCTACTGAAGCTGAGTTAAAGACTCAGATGGCTGCTGTTCGCTCTCAGTTTCCTGAGTTCAAAGTGATTGAAAAAGGTGAAGCTGAATCTTACTACAAGCGTATTGGTCAGTTCGAGTATGAGAAAACTCTCAATGATAACTACATTGATGTAGCTCTTAAGCGTAAAGGCGTGTCTGCTCCTTTCCTTGTAAAGACTGATCCTAAGCTCATCAGTGAAGAACTGTTCCAGTGGCATCTGCGTGCGGAAGCTGGAGTTGTGCGTGAGACTGTATCTCACAAGTATGAGCCTCAGTTTGAAGCTCTTAGGCAGCTTGGTGAGCAGTACACTCTTGCTGCAACATCTCGCTATGGTGGCAAGTCTCTCGCTAAGTATGCGGAAAGTACAGTTGAGAACCCGTATACTGATTACATTAAGACAGCTCTTGGCATTAATAAAGCTTCTGAGTATCCTTTCTGGATGCCTGTTCAGAAGATGTTAGATCAAAAGTTCTCTCAGTTGTGGGCAGCGGTTAAGAGTGCCTCTGTAGATATCAAGACTCCAGAAGATCTTGGTAAGATTAATTCCATCCTTCAGGAGAATGGATATAAAGGTGCGTACTATGATGCAGCTCTGAACTTAGCTGTAAATAGTAAGCTGCCTCGTGGCGCGCTGACCGAGTATGTGCAGCAATCGAATGGACTGCTGTCACTATTCGCTCTGCGTATGGATCCATTGAACGCTCTCAACAACTTCATTGGTAACAATGTACTTCTGAACACTGAAATTAGAAGTCTGCTCAAGAATATTGAGAGCAAAAATGTTGATGCAGCAGGCGAACTTGCAGCTCTCATGAAGTTAAAGATTCCTGGCACAGATCAACAAGTGTTGAATCATGGTCGCTTGATTGCTAATGCAATCCGTGATTTCCACAATCCAGAACTTCGTGAGTTCTATAAGACTCACAAGTTTACAACAGACTTGCGTACTCAATATCTCCAGTCTTTGGATGATATGGCACTTAGTGCGGATGAAACTATTTCTTCACTTGCCAACAAGAAAGCTAAACTTGTTGAGAATGCAAAAAAGTGGGCAGCTGCTGGTGAGAAGTATACTGCAAATACTCTTGTGGAAGAATTTAACAGATTTGTTTCTGCAGATGTGATGCGTCAGATCACTGATCTTGCCGTGAAGCATGGAGTGATGGAACCTAAGACAGCCCTCAGCTACATCAATACATTTGTGAACAGGACTCAAGGTAACTTCATGGCGGCCCAACGTCCTATGATGTTCCAAGGGCCTGTTGGACAAGCTATTGGCCTCTTCCAAACATATCAATTCAACCTTCTTCAGAATCTGTTCCGTCACGTTGCTGAAGGTAAAGGTAAAGATATTGCTATGCTGATGGGACTGCAAGGTTCTATCTATGGTATGAATGGTTTGCCTGCATTCAATGCAATTAACACTCATATCATTGGTAATGCTTCCGGTAATACTGAGCATAAGGATTTGTATACAGCGGTATATGGTGGAGCAGGCAAGGAAGCTGGAGACTGGCTGATGTATGGCCTTGCTTCTAATATGTTCCTTGATCCTGACTTGAAGGTGAACATGTATACACGTGGTGATATCAATCCGCGCCATGTTACCATTGTTCCTACCAATCCTGCAGATGTACCTTTCATCAATGCGCAAGCTAAAGTGTTTGGGAACTTGTTTGAAACCTTCAAGAAGTTGGATGACAGCGGAGCTACTGGTACTATCCTACTGCAAGGTCTTGAACATAACGGCGTATCCAGGCCGCTTGCTGGTCTTGCTCAAACAATGCAAGCTGCTATTTCTCCTACAGGCCAAGTGTTCAGTACCAATAAACAAGGTAACATTGTAGGTGCAAATGATCTGTTCTCATTGATGACACTTGGACGCCTTCTCGGTGGTAAACCTCTTGATGAAGCTATCACTCAAGATGCGTACTTCCGCGTTCAAGCTTACAGCACAGCTAATTCCAATAAGATTGCTCGTCTCGGAGAAGTTATTAAGAGCACTATGTTTGCTGGTGGCACTCCTTCTGAAGAGCAGATTCATTCCTTTATGGAGCAGTATGTATCTGCTGGAGGTAAGCAAGAGAAGTTTAATCAATTTATGTTGAGACAGCTTAAGAATGCTTCCAAATCGCAAGCAGAACAGGTACGGGATGCTATGACTAAGCCATATGCTGCTACACTTCAGCAGGTAATGGGAGGTTACGACCCAACCCCTGAGCCTGGTGAGTAATATTTCAAGCCCCCCATTGTATAGTGGGAGGGTCAGGATTACAATAAGACTTCATCATTTTTTTTTGGAGATTTATTGTGGAACTGTTACAGCTTGCTGCTATTACTTTTAATGCGCACGTAGTTAAATCAGAAGGTTGCTGGAAGTGGAAAGGAAGTAAAACTCCTGGAGGTTATGGTAAAATCTCAGTGCGCGTTGAAGGTAAACCTGTTACGATAAGCGCTCACAGAGTATCTTATGAGCTACACATAGGGCAAGTTCCTTCAAGTAAATCTATCTTACACAGGTGTGATAATACTGAGTGCACTAATCCTAAACATTTATTTTTAGGCACACAGCTAGATAATATGAAAGATAAACTAGCTAAAGGTAGAGGTGCTACAGTAGTATGTATATCAAATGTTAAACTTACTCCAAGTCAAGTAACGGAGATTTGGTATAGTTGGCATCCTTGGCAGCATGTTAGAGCTAAAGCGGCTAAAAGCCTTGCAAGTAGATTTGGTGTGAGCGTCTATACAGTTAGAGATATTTGGTTAGGTCGCACTTGGGGGCATGTAACAAGGTCTTTACGTCCTGATCCAACTCCACAACCCCAAGATGCTGGCATTTACTAGGTGATGTATAGTTTGTGCAATACTTCAGTAACTTTTCTGTAAA